TCCCGCTTTTGTTTGGCTTGCTCATCTCCGTTCCTCTGCGTCCATGACTGCGTCAGGCAGAGGCTTCGAGCGGATGTGATCCCACTTCCAGACGCACGGCCAACAACCTGGCGTTCGCGCGATACAAAACAATGCATCCGTCCAAAGAACCTCCATTTCCGCATAAATGTAGCCGTTCTCGTTGTCACAATGCGGCCCAGAGATTAGTGCGACTTCGCCAGCTTTTGGACGGTATGTGCAGCCGTCGCCCTTCATTCTCATCACCCAATCCCCTCAACAATATTCAGCAGGCCGCACGCACGGCGGATTTCGTTGTCGTCGTGGCGGAGGTCAGCAAGGCACGGCAAGGCCGCGGCACGCTCGATCCGCTCCATGAGAAGTGAGCGCGCAATCACGTCGCTCAGGTCTTCGTTGATCTCGCGGGGATGGGTCATGCCGCTTCTCCCAAGCGCTTCATCTCGAAGTAGATCCGAGCGCAGGCGCGGACATCGACCAGGGCGTCATGCGCTCCCTCAAGCGTCTCGCCGTAGAAGTGCTGGATACATTCTTCGAGCTTGGGCGCTTTGGGCTTGACGATCCCCGCGGCGCGCATGCGGGGCGTTGGCGGCAGGTTCACCACCGGTGCAGCAGCTTCCATCGTACAAAACTGCGCTTCTGGTAGCTTCCAGTCAGCACGTTTGACGCGTGCGTACATCGTCGCCACGATCTGCCGATCGAAGGGGATGTTGTGTGCAACCAGCAGGTCGGCGCGGCACGTCAGGTCGTAGAACAGGACAGATGCCACCTGCTCGCGGATGCCGTAGCGCGCGGCCTTCTCTGTCGTGATACCGTGGATGGCGGCGGCCCCATCTGGAACCGTCCAGCCCTCCGGACGGATAATGACGTTCACGCACGCCTCTTCCCGCCCTTGCTCGTCTGTCAGGATGGCCGCGAGCTGAACGCAATGCGGCTGATCCTCATGGCCGGTTGGAAGTCCGGGCTTCGGGAAGCCACTCGTTTCCGTATCAAAGAAGAGGATGCTCATGCCTGCATCTCCTCAGCCGGAACTTCTGCGTTGGCCGCGTCCCGCTGGCGCTCTTGTTCGAATAGAACGCCATAACGGTCCGCAATCAGATCTTCAGCGGCCTCCTGCACATCTGGAGGGATAGGAGTGCCTTGCTCATTGAGTTTGCCGACGCGTTTTTTCCATTTCTCTTCAACCGCGAGAATGTTGGCTGTGCTTTGCGCATGGGCCACCCATGCCTTGATAACGGCAAAATGGTCTACCGGTGGCTGTTCCGGGCCTTGCTGTCGCTGTGGCGTTACATCGAAGACCCCAGCCATTTCCTCGTATGGCGTCGTCTCCAGTCCGACATCCATCAAAACGATGACATGAGCGAATGCTGAACGGCAGGCACGAGAAACAGCACGTGTCTGAGCCATGGCACGGATAGCGAAGTCATGGCGCTTTGGAAGAAGCTTGCCGTTATTCGTTTTGCCACCAAACCAGACCGGCTCATCTTTCCCCACAAAACCTTCGGCGCGGGCGATTTCTTTTCCGTCTGACATGCGACGGATGATGCCTTCTGCGCTTACCCCGTCATCAAGGGTACGGACATTTTCAGCGGATGCTACGCAGCCATGGGCTATGGCGATTGCTTGCCATCCCTCAACCGGAACATATCGCCGCCCCTGAAGGTTGATTGCGCGCTTGACCACGATTTCTTTGCACATTGAGGCGGCATCTGTGCTTGAGCGCCATACCTGCACATTCGAATTTTGGTCAGTCGTCGTAACTGCGTTCATCGTCTCAAGTCCTTCCTGCAATGATGGTGGGGTTACGCAGGACACGCGCCACAATCCGGGACAGGCCTGCGATCGTCTGGTCTTTGATTTGCCGGTCGGTGTCGAGCGCGATGTTCGCGGCATCGAGATAACGCTGCCAGTGAAGGTCATGCTCCGCCTGATCATCGGCGCGCCCTGCTGCATTCAGGCTCACGCAAGCGGCTTTACGGAACTGGCGACGCTTCATTTCCAGATATGGAACTGGTGCTTTGGGCACACTTCGGGCGTTTGCTGTTTCACGCATTTCAGAAATTCCTGTCGTTTACTGCTGGTGTCAGTCGGTGGTTACTTGGGCCACGAAGTCATTTAGGCGCTTTTCCACCCGGTCGATTTCGGCGGTTCGCTCGTCCCGTAAGGCCCGCTCTGCCCTCGTTCCGTGCAGGAAATTGGCCTGCTGGCGTTGTTCTTTGAGATATTCCCAGACCGGGGCCAGATCCTTGCATGCCTGATCGTAAGAGACTGGGCACGTCAGTGCTGCTGACATCACGCTACGAACTCGTACTGAGCAATCCAGCACTTGCACCATTCCAGTGCGCGCTCGTCGCTATTGCTATGACGTGCAATCTGGCCTCTGCGGAGTTGGCCATCTGCCATCTTTTCGTAAATTCCGAGACCAGTCTGCTCTTCGAAAATTGCGAAGTTTGGGGTCTCGTGGAGCTTACGGACCGTGCCAAATGGGCCGGGGTACAGCGCAATCCACTTCTCGAAATTGATAGTCCGGACAACTGGAAATCCGAAGTCGCTCAACAAAGGCTCAGCTTTAGCGCGTGCACTCTGTGAGAAATTGTCAGGCAGGTTCGCCATTGTGGTTCTCCCTCGCCGCTTCGTGCGGTGTGGAAGAATCTTATGGCCATAATGGCCAGTTCGTCAATATCTATTTGGCCATGATGGCCATATTTTTTATGGCCATAGATTTCCAAAAAAGAAACCCAGCCGAAGCTGGGTCTCAATCTTACATTCCGCCGCCTGGGCCACCACCGCCCATTTGACCTCCGTCTCCGCCGCCCATCTGGCCGCCGCCTTGGCTATATCCGCCTCCTTGTCCGCCCTGGCCACCACCCTGACCGCCGGGGCCCCCTTGGCCGCCGTCCATCCCGCCGGGACCAGGTCCCCAACATGCGGAGAGAGCCAGCGCCAAACCAACAGCTGTGCCGATTTTCGCAATCTTTTTCATAAATACCTCCTGCGCATCATAACGAGGGGCATCTTGTGCGAGATCATGGCAAGAATGAAACAAAGAGAAACGCCGCTCAATTCAACGGCTCAGGCGGCTCCTGCATCGGCGGAGGTTCGCCCGCGGGCGGGTATGGATTGGGTAGCGGCGGTCCAGGAGGGTTAGGTGCAGGTGCTGGTGGTTGGCCGCAGGCGGCACGAATATGAGGCATGGTCGTCTCCATTGGCGGGTGACGATTATTCAATGACTATCCGTCGTGTGGGTTCGATCTGGGTAAAAAAGAAACCCGGCCGGAGCCGGGTTTCTGTCAGCTTACCGGCTGTACGGCTCCTGCATGGAGAAATCCTGCTGACTACAGCCGGAAGTTGAGCTAGCGCTTAAAATCTAATCATTGGCACGCTGGAAAATTTAGAGCTTCCTGACTCACGAATCAGTCGGCTCATTTCCTTCCTCTGTTCCTGGCTGATCGGTTTGACTACCGTCTTCAGGGATTCCGCTATCGACGGATCGTTCTGAAAACTTTCCTTCGGCGTTGGACTCGTCACACCCTTGAAGTGGTTCTGTTTCATTGCTTTCGCCATCGTTTGCATCGTCAGTTTTATATTGAAGTTCAGGATTTAAAAAACGAATAAAATTCCGGCTTTCATCCAAAGGAAATGAAAACCTTTGGCCCAAAGCGTTCACTAGGTCTCCAATTATCCCTTCAGCGACACAAACGCGCCTAAAGAGCTTAGTGGCCTCGGTATAATCAATAACAAATCCGTGAGATGGATATCCCGATACGAGCTGATCAAGAGAGTCTTGGTCGTTAAGATTCTCGAATTTTTCATCCAATCTTGCGCCGTATGCATTAGCTATCGTCATGGTACGGACTGTTTCACCTACCACCATTGGTGAAATCTGTTCAGACATCTTAGATATGTAAGATTGAGCTAGATTTCCTGCGATCTCGGCCGCAGTTTTTAGAGTAACTTGATATCGACTGCGGCGCATAGTTTTGAGCATGCAATCTTCAAAGAAAGCAAACCCTGTGTTCTGGATGTGGCGAATGCCATATTGAAGATCAAGACCAGATGTGTATCCAAACATCTCATCTTTCTTGCCCATTTGCACATCAAGCGGGCCAAGCTCCCCAAAGGGACCAAAGATTAGTCGCTTAGCTCCGATAGCAAGGAGCGTTCCGGCACTTTTGCACCAGCCCGGGATAACCACGCTGAAATCTTCATCATAATGAATTTGCAAAGCGCGAGACATGCGAAAGGCTGCGTCCGGATCACCCCCGCTCGTCACAAGAATCGCAAGTACCTTTTTCCTCTTTTTTCGCGCCTGCAGTTTTTGTGACAAACTGGCATCTGCTGAACGCTCCATAGGGGAGTTGATGTATAAAACATCACAGTCATGCTTTTCTGCGTATTCTGAGCTTATCTTTTTTATATCATCTAAAGTCATAAAAAATCTTATCCATCTTAGTAAAATATATTAAATTTTTATAGAGTATTAAACCCTCACTTCCAAGTCCACTTCCCTACGACGCGGCCGTTGATCCGCACATCATCGAGAACCAGCTCGTAGGCCGGATATGCGGGGTTAATGCTCATAATTCTGATGCGCTTGGGTTCAGAACCCATCACGACTTCCACGCGCTTCAAGACGACACCCAGGCCGTCCCAGAGGACATAGACGCCAGCCGGTGATGGCGTGGTGTGTCCAGTATCAACAAGGATGCGATCTCCGGCACAGTAATCCGGCTCCATGCTATCGCCCGCCACGCGGATAATCGTCAGCTTTGACGGATCGGAGATGAATGCACTTACCAGTGTGCGCGGAAAACTCCAGTGGTCGATTGGCTGCTGGTGCTCAACAATGTCTGAGACAATAGCGCCCATTCCAGCTTGAGGACTGACGTCGATTTCCGGGACGTTGAGCGCGTCTCCAGCCACCTTATCTGAAGCAGGTGCAGAGTCCTCGATTTCCTCGAAGGAGATGGGGGCACCAATTTCGGAGAGGAGGTCAAGGCGCCTTACTCCAAGCGCAAGCGCAAGCGGCTTCGCGAACTGCGGAGACACTCCGCGCTTGCCTTTGTCGATCTTGTTGTACGTTGATGGATCCATATTAGCGCGACGCGCGACGTCTGCCGCCCTCATCTCACGCTTTAAGCGGATCTCTTGAACGCGGCTTTCGGGGGTCTCGTCGGTCATGTGTCCAGTTTGGCCATATCCGGCCTAAAAAATATATGGCCATGATGGCCGTTATTGATTGACATTTTGGCCATCACGGCCATATCTTCGTGGCCATGACCCTTGACGAATACCGACGCCAAGAAGGCGTTACCGTTTCGGATCTCGCCGATGCCATTGGCGTGACCGGGCCCCACCGCATCAGGACCGTATATCGGTACCTGAAGCATGAGCGCACTCCAGCACTCCCGGTGATCCAGCGCATCTCGGAATTTACGTCGGGGAAAGTCACCTTCAATGACTTCTTGCCCGCAAAGGAGCCAGCCAATGCTTGACCTCCTGACCTGTACCTTCTGCGCCCTATCCTTCGCCGCGTTCATCTGGGCCCATTTTGCCGGGAGGGTTGCGTGATGAATATTCCAAAGGAATGGACGACCATCGCCATTTTCTCTCTGATGGAAGGAAAATACTTCGACTGCCCAGGGGCAATCATCAAGCCGGAACATCTGATCGACCTGAACAACTTTGATCACCGACAGATCACGGTTTCGGGCCGGAAGTTCATGCAAGTGAGGGCGAAGTAATGGCCGGTTCCGTCAATAAAGTCATACTCGTGGGCAATCTCGGGAAAGACCCCGAGACCCGCAACACGCAGTCGGGCGGCAAGATCGTCAATCTGACGCTCGCGACGTCCGACACTTGGAACGACAAGCAAACCGGCGAGCGTAAAGAGCGCACCGAGTGGCACCGGGTTGTCATTTTCAACGAGCGGGTTGCGGATGTCGCCGAGCGGTTCCTGAAAAAGGGTCGTAAGGTTTACATCGAGGGCGTTCTCCGCACCCGGAAGTGGACCGATCAAAGCGGTCAGGAAAAATACACCACCGAAGTCTGCATTGAGCAGTTCCGCGGCGATCTGGTCTTGATCGACAGTAATCGCGACAACCAGCAGGACCAGTCCTCCAGCTATAGCCAGCAGGGCCAACGGCAACAGTCCCAGAATGGCAATGGCTGGGGTTCTGGCGGGTCGATGTCCGATCGTAGCAGTTCGTGGGATGCTCCGTCTGACCGCGATCTGGACGATGAGATTCCTTTCTAGGTTCACCCCCAGATGTCCGCCCCAACCAGCATCGCGAGCTTGAGAGCAAGGTGGTCTTTGACCTCCTGCGGCTGTCGGCTGTGCAGGGTGCCCCATATCTGGGCATCCCTGCATAGCGCGGCGGCAAGGTGCGGCATGTCCGCATCGATCTCGAATTGTGGTGTCTGGGGCGCGTCTCCTTCCATCGCTGTTGCTCCTTCTCTGCTCGGTGACATGGCAGAGAATGGAGCAAGCCAGTGCGGAATGATTGGTCAAAAACCCGCCCAAATGGGCGCATTTTTTACCTGGATGGGCGCATGAACGCGATTTCGCGCCCGATCAAAGAAACCCTGCTCGAAGTGATTGGTCGCGAGTTTCGCCCTCTCCGCTTCGCGCAAGAAATGTTGGCCCGCGCTTCAGGAAAGACGCCGAGAGCCGCACGAAACTGGCTGGATGGTCGATGCACGCCCGATGCCGAGGCGCTTATCGAACTGATGGCCTCCTGCTCATCCATTGCCGACGAGGTTGAACGCCTTGTCGCAGAGCGCCGCAAGGCGCGTGAGGACACACAATGCCCTGGTTCACCCTTAAACTAGGCCGGTTTGGGTTCGGCCATCACGCGGGGCCGCCTCCGTCATACCGGTTCGCATGGCTGCGCATTCTCTGGCGCGACTGGGATTCCTGGTCCGCTTGGGCTGAGGCCGAGATGGCCCGGTACCGCCGTGCGCTTGATGCGGCGCGGGAGGAGCTTCGGAAATGAGCGCCTCCAACGAGATCCGATCGGCAGATGTGTTCGGCGCAATTAACCGCGCGATTATGTCTGCGGGTTCGCAGAAGGACTTCGCTGCGAAAGCCGGAGTTTCTTCCGCCTTTGTAAGTCGCGTGATGCACGGCCTCAGTGCGCCTTCTCCCAAACTGCTCAAGGCAGCCGGGTTGCGCCGCGTCGTGTCCGTTCATTTTGAATTCGTGGAGAACGCTGGTGCCTGATTTCCCGTCCGACCATAACTCTGCCACAACCGGCGGCATCGCGGCGGATCGTCTTCGCTCCATCATCGAACGTGTCGAGCGCCTGGAAGAAGAGCGCAAAGCCCTTTCCGGCGACATCAAGGACATCTTCTCCGAAGCCAAAAGCGCAGGCTTCGACGTGAAGGTCATCAAGCAGATCATCCGGATCCGAAAGCAGGAACCGGCAGACGTGGAAGAGCAAGAAACGCTGCTCGACGTCTACCGCCGTGCGCTGGGGATGTGACGCCATGAGCAACGAAGAAGACCGGCTCCATACCCACATCTGGCGCGCCCTGCAGATCCTACTGCCGGAGGACGTTGTGGCCTGGAGCAATGAGAACCGGCGCAATGGACAGCGCGAAGGTGCACGGCGGAAAGCCCGTGGCTGCATCGCGGGCGTGCCGGACATGCAGTTCACGCACGCGGGCCGGACGCTCTACGTCGAGATCAAGACGCCTACGGGCACCGTCTCAAAGGAACAGCGGGCGCTGCACAAGCGCCTCAAGTCCACGGGAGCGCCTGTCGCCGTGTGCCGGTGCCTGGATGACGTCATCAGCTTCCTGTCCCGTGAGGGCATTTCTTTGAGTGGGGAGGTGATGGCCTGATGGCACGCATTCGCAGCATTCACCCTGGCCTCTGGACTGACGAGGCATTTGCCACGCTATCCATGGCCGCCCGTGTCCTCATCATGGGGATCTGGAATCACGCTGATGACGGAGGCGGTTTCGAGTGGAAGCCCCTCACCCTCAAGATGCGGATCTTCCCTGCCGATAACGTCGATGTCGCATCGCTGCTCGAAGAATTGTCCAGTAGCAATCTCATACTGGAATACGACGAGGACGGTAAAAGGTTCGGAGCGGTACGCAACTTCGGCAAGTGGCAGAGGGCTCAGAAACCGGATCGGTTCTGTCCGATGCCTCAGGAAGTGCGTGAATACGCGGGAACGGTACACGTTCTGAGCAAGGAAGAGCGCAAGAAAAACGATACCGCTACAGGATCGAAGGAGCCTGAAACCACCGATATCGAGGATCAGTCGCGTACCGGTACATTACCAGTCGCGGATTTGGAAAACAGAAGGGAAGAAGGGAGGAAGGTAAGAAAGGAAGAAGGTAATACCTCTTCGCTTCGCTCAGAGGGAGAGCGCGTGGACGCGCCGCCCGCCCCCGCACCGAAATCGGAAAAG